TCAACAATACAATCCCATGCTGCAATCGCAGCGCAAGATACACGTTTAAATGGATCAGGATGATCACTGCCATACAACTTTAAAAATGCACAAGGATATATCAAAGCCAATCGACTTACGTCCTCAATCTGACTACGCACATTGTCAAGAAAAGCATTGCACAATGCCTGTACCTTCTCAGGATTACCCTTCCCTCTTACATCACCCTTCACGATAACTGCGGGATTGCGGGAGAATAAACTGGCTATGTACCCTTCAATATACTCGTAGGCTCTCGTTGTCTCTATCAATACCTGATTGGAGCCATAGTCATTATCCCAATATTGTGTCATATACGCAGATCGATACTTACGTAACTCTCGCTTCTGACGTGCCCAATACTCTTCGTGTCGTCTATACAATGCTTCCGCTACTTTCGGTTTCATTCTGCCCTCTTAAATGGTAGCCGGACCATCCGCATACGATTCGCTCTCCTCGAGGAGATCATATCATCCATCCAACTTCTCTTTGCATTTTGCACCAAATAACTCGGTATGTCAATACTACATCGGTATGCCAATGCCAAACTGTCAGCCATGTCATCATGCATGCCAGGAGGAGCCTCGGGCGCAACCTTAAATATAGTCATCGATCGCAACTCCATCAAGGTCGTCATGTCCATCCTTGTTATCATGTTGTTGCTAATCATTTCCCGCAATACCTCATACATTTCTATCTTGCTCTTGGCACTCGTCACCCAGTCCTTACCCTTGGTGCTTTTCCATAAGTTCTTATAGCCCCAATCTACCAACTTATGCAACACCAAATGACCATGATTGTTTGTCTCCACCAATACCGTAGCCTCATTATACAACTGAGCTACCTGTAACACATGCTCCGCAAAATCTACCGGCAAAATCGTATTGCATCGATACTGATACGCTATCTCTTTCGATGCCATAGATATGACACTGATACAACTATAATCACCGCCAACACCACCCGCACAGTCAACTCCGATGGCATATACATCATCATCATATACATCTTCATACTTGCGCTCATTCCCGTTGAACGTCATCGATTCAATCATGTCCAAATCATTCGGATCAAAATACGCACTCGTACCAAAATGAAACGCATCATCAATACACGCAGGATACTCACGCTTAAACTTATCCGACCCTAGCGTGGCTATCTGTTCTCGTCGCCACTGAATCTGCTCGTCATCCAATCCATACGCCTTCTTCAGCTGACGCTCCTCTGGACTAAACACCATGTTCTTTGGTGCAGGCAATCGATAATGCTCATGCTGCCACCACCAAAAACATATCAACGTCCAACCATTATCTGGCGCACCACTACACAACGTGTGGAAACGATCTCCAATATTGTTCGGTGTCGATTCGATTATAATCTGACCATTGCCCACTGTCGCCATTACCTGCGCCAACACTTCCTCTTGGTCAGGATAAAACGCAAACTCTGATAGATGCGCACTGTTCAAAGTGAAACTACGTGTACCGCCACTACTCCTCGCAGTATACGATGACAAACCTGCTCCCGTATCCGCAAAAATCAAATCCGTCGTATTGTCTATGCTCGTTTCTCGCTGCAGCAACTCTGGCAACCCTCGCAAGAAACCATTGTCCATCTTTCGAAGATGCTTACTCGACCGCTCATGAAAACTCAATACACCAAACTTGACCGGATCCTCCGCTGTATACGCGCGATAAAATGCATACGCACGCAACAACGTACTCACACCAATCTGTCTGGGCTTTATAACTATAATCTTTTGATGCTGACTCAACTTACGCAACAACGTCTCTTGCTCAGGATACAAATCAAACTGCTTATATGCACCACTGTACTTGTCCTGCACACGCAACAACCGAAAAAACTTTATCGGATCCTTAAATACAGGAGCCAACTGTTTACGCTGAGACTTGCTTAATGCCACCTACTTTTCCACCAACTTCAGAATCGCTCCAATCTCATCACTCGTCGATATACGATCACGCTCTTTCTGCTTCTTTACTCTGAACGTATCCAATATGTACCGTGCTGCCGTTACTCTCGCACCATCATTTACACCATGCTCCATGACCTGCTGCAATGTCGTGTACGCCTGCTCAATCAGCTGCTTCTCCTTTCGGTCATTGTCCACAATCGGATTGTAGTTACTGGCTACCAACTCTTGGAAACCTTCATCTTGAAACCATCGCAATATCGTTTGCCGACTTACACCCAGCTGCCGGGCAATCTCCGATTTGCTACACTCATTCGTCGTCCACAACAACGCTGCTGTCTTGTGCCTCTGCTTGATCTTGATCCCCATCTTTGCTCCTTTCATTGTGATAGTCTGTCAATGCCGTAATCTGTATCTGGATCTCAGGCTCTTGATAATCTGCACAATACCATTTCTGGCCCAGAACCTCAACAACCTGACTGTCATCTTCCCATACTCTAGCACAGTTTATCGCATCAAGCACCAACTTCAAATAGTTATCTACATCCGGCTTCGTCGTCTTTAATACCGCATCACCCTTTCCCATGTACTTCGGACGCTTGCAATAAAATCTGCAATACACCGCTATCGCATCCGGCTTGCGAATCAAATACTGCTTTTCCTTTTCTACCTGCAATGCAATCAAAGTCATCGCATCTTTTGTTTTCTTTGGTGTATACGTACGACCATGCTTGGTAAACCTCGGACGACCCTTGGCAACCGGATCCATCTTTATCTTAAACACCTGAATAATACTCGACATTCTCTCTCCTTCACACAACTTACACACTATCAAAGTTTCAACTGTAACGCTATATATTTTTTGGGCTCCCCCCTATATGAAGTTTGTTAAAATGGGGGACCCCCCTTATGCCAGTTGCATATATATATGTAAGCTGGTTAAACGGTATAGCAAGTTTGCTATATATAAGTCACCTGGTCAATATATGTCTGGTGACTTCGTCGAGGTACTGTACACCCATTCAGTATAGCCCACCCCTTTTCCCGGTCGGACTACTGAACATCTGTATAGTGTGCTATGTCGCTCCCTTCGCATTGGCTCGGTTGACGCTCACATAGTGCGCGCTGCGTCCCTTTGCTCTGCAATACGGGACTTGCATATGGAACGAGATAGCAAGGGTTCACTCTGTGAACAGCTATCTCTACACCGATTCGAGTAGATCCCAGTACTGGCAGTGATAGGTCGATAGTCGTCCGGATTATATGTAACTTGCTTATATTTATGCCAGCTGGTTAAACCGTTTTATGAAACTTCATAAACTTATGAAACATCATAAAGTTTTATGAAACATTCTTATATTTATGTACTTTTGATAACTGTTGTGCTGTTACACACGATTCGAAACTTTCGAAAAATGCATGTCATCTTTGCAAGTTGTGCAGATTTGGCGGGGGTAAAAAAAAACTTTTTGATGTATGTAACAGATGTAACAGTGTAACACCCTTCATTCTAGATACCTGTATGTATGTTTTTACTGTTGTCGACTGTTGTCAAGGTGTTGCATGCTGACAACAGCAAGAGTCAACACCATGCAACACTGGTACAACGACCAAACAATATAAAACATATCAAAAGTTTATTTCGAATCGGCTGCATCTTTATGTTGACATCATAAGAGATAGATGCTAGTCTTATGTTGTGGTCATAAGATCCACACTACACCACACTACAACAGGAAAAAATATCATGTACACATGTTACGCAACCCTCTTCTTTTTGCTCTTTCTTTTCGTTGGCTCATTTCTGACAGCGATTTTTCACGATCCAAGAGCAATCTTATTATCAATCTATATCATTCCCGTAAGTGGATTTGTTGCCCTTTGTACCAAGGAAGCAATCGCAATGCATAAGGAGGGAAACAATGAATAAGATACAGCAAAATGCAATGATGATAGAATATATCCGTACATGGATATCTTCTATCAGAGAAGAGCAAGAACACACCAAAAGCACACCACAAAAAGAAGAATACGCAAGTATGATCTCTTATATCCTCGACATGCCTATTCAGGACGGGTATCAGGTTATCATCTGGAGACTTGAAGGAGTCGAATACCATAAGCACATGACTCTTGAGAGTATGCAGTATTACATCAAAGAGGGATCTCTTGTCCTTCCAGATTTGGAAGACTACGGACCGGCAACACTGGACCACATCGATATTTGATTCGATGTGGTCACACCACACCACACCACACCACAAAATAACAGGAAAAAAAAATGTTAGAGACGTTAAAAAGATTAGAAGAGATGTACAAAATCATCGATCTCCTATGTGAAAAGCACAACCACCAAAAAAATCCAGAGATGTATGAATACCTTGCGCAAGCAGAGTCTCGTTTATCAAGTGCTATCTATGCAATCAAAGATGAACTTGATCTACTCGAGTCCGATGAACTTGACGTATAAACACCACACCACACCACACCACACCACACCAAAACAGGAAAAACAAAATGAAAATCATTGAAACAATCGCAACACGCAAGCTAATGAACGGACCTTTCATTGTCCGCAACCTAGTCAACAAAGGACTCAATCGATCGATTGCAAAACTTCTCAAGATGAAAAACTCTATCGTCTTGTACAAAGGTATTTCACAGCTAGACCAATGGACTCCTATTATGGTCGTCTTGTCAGGATATACCAAGGACTCCACCAATACCAAAACCGGACCACTTGCCCAACTCTATATCCTACCGGTAGACACTCCACCAATGGAAGCATACAAAGCAGGGTCAAAAGCCGTGTGCGGTACGTGTAAATACAACGGGAATAATGGGTGCTATGTTCGTTGGAGTCACCTAAAATCACTATGGAATAGCGCACGAACACAGAACCCCATATCGAAAGAGCTAACGCGTGAACTCTTGAAAGGTTTACGTGTTAGAGTAGGTGCAGCAGGGGATCCTCTCGCAGTTCCAGTAGACTTTTGGAAAGACATACTATCGTCATGTGAATCCTATACAGGATACACGCACCAATGGAGAGAACCCTTTGCAGAGCAGTACAAAGGTATGTTTATGGCAAGTGTAGACAATGCAAGAGAGAACAAGGAAGCACGCTCAAAGGAATGGAATACCTTTTTCGTGACCGATGGG